AATGGTAAGAAAACAGTGTACAATAAGCTAATCAGGTATTATGTGTCTAATAAGGGTGAGAAGCTGTTAAAGGTGAAGAACCCTGAATGTCAATCTAATGCTGCAGATGTATCTCAAGTGGAAGCAGGTGATTGGGTGATGCATGTATGTAATCATCTACCACCAGATCATCCTCTTGATAACATCAATTATGCTTATTACATAGAACGTGCTGAACGTATTATCAGCAAAATACAATTAGAGGGTAAGAAAAGAAAAGTTATTATTAATCCAAATCAAATGAGTTTATTCTAATGGGCAAATCACAATTTAAAATTGCAGCAGATATTGTTGTAAATCATTGTTTAGACAATGGATACACAGTTTGCACAGAATCAGATTACTATTGGGCTTATAGAGAACTCTTTGAAAGCCTTAATACTAAATTTGATCCAGATAAGTTTGGTCAATACATAAACAAAAGAATATGATACAAGCACAATCACTCGAAGGCAGACAATTTTATATTGATGCATGGGGAATGACTATGACTAGCAGAAGAGCATATGAACCAGAACTAAAACAAGTGATAGAAGACAATGGTCCTACATGCATTATTGTTGAGGTTAAAGGTGGTAAACCTGTGGAACATTCTAGACAAGAATGGTCTAGGGAATCAATAGAGAGACAACTAAAAAGCTTTCCTGCATATAGACATATTAACGGATATCAATTAACATTATAATGAGTAAGATAAATCGCGAGACAATTGCTGACCACTTGGTAGACTACCAATTAGGAATGATTGGTAAGTCTACACAAGAGGCACATATGACAAAAGAATGGTACAACAAATGGACCATGACACAAGAGCAACACGATCAGTTCAAAGCTTATGCATTACCACTAATCAAAAAAGTGTTTAAATGCAATAAGTCAAGAGCTGAGAGTACATTTGATTTTTTTGATTTACAATTTGGATTACGTATAAAGGGATAGTTATGTCTGAACAAAAATATATAATAAGACCTGTACATTTAAAACAACCGTATTCCCTTAATAATAGAACAGTTAACTGGTAGATATTTACTATGATTCCTAAGAAAAAGAAACATAGTGGTCCATTTTATTCTAAGTGGGATGCACAACAAGAATTATATCAAATTTTAAACAGATAATTATGGGAGCAAGTTGGTTTCAACAAACGGGATATGGTAAAACATTACAAGATGCATACAACAGTGCTTGTGAAGAAGCAGAAGTTGAATATGGACATCAGGAAGGATATAATGGTACAATTAGCACCACAAGCGGTGTTAGAGACATTACAGAGGAGTATAAGAGAAGTAAACTAGATTTAGAACAATTTGTACGTTCTAAGGTGGAAGTATTAGGTAAAAGAAACTGTTGTTCGATTTGCTTACAAGAGCCTGTTGGAAATAAGAACAAAACTAAGTCTCAAGTGGAGCATATATTTACACCTGGTACAAAGAAATGGGTTCTTAAATATGTAGTGTACAATGATTATAATGATCAACTAATTGGATCTTTTTCTACTAAAGGTGATGCTGTTAAGAAAGCTAGAGACATTACAGAAAAGCACCAAACTTCTACATATATAAATATGGAGAAAATGCTTGAGAAAGGTAATAGAACAGTAGCTAAAATAACATACAAGAAAGCACCAACAGAAAGAGATGGTGAATGGGTATTCTTTGGTTATGCTGCAGAATAAATAATATAATATGCAAGATGTAGTATTTCAAGTGTTTCAAGTGTTTTATACAAAACCTAGAAAACAAAGAAGAAAAGCTCTTACAGCAATGCTGAAATGGTGTATTAAAGAATATATAAATACATTTAAAAAAGATGATATACCACTAAATGTTATAACAGATGAGATCACTAATTTTAACAATTAAGTTTTACATACTGTTTAGTATTGTATATGTAGCATTATATATATTAGTATTTATTGAAAAAATAAAAGAATATGCTAGGAAAATACCCTTATTTCAAACAAAAACAACACAATATGAGTGAAAAATTAAAAGTGATGTACTTTAGTGCAGTTTGGTGTGGACCATGTAAAATGTTCAAACCAGCATTTGAAGATGTAGTAAAAGAGTTCGGTGATGATATTGAAGTTATCTATTATGATGTAGATAATGATCGTGAAGCAGCATCAGCTAAATTAATATCTGCAGTACCAACAGTTATCATGAGTAAAGGAACACAAGATGTATTTAGAAATTCAGGTGTTATGTCTAAAGCTGCTTTAAAAGAACAAATAGAAAAAAATAAATAAACAAAAACAGAATAACATGCCAGACATCTCAATGTGTAAAGGAGGGAGTTGCTTATTAAGACTTCACTGCCATAGATACACAGCTAAAGCTGAAGAATTAGGTCAATCCTATTTTGGAGAAACTCCATACAAATTAAATTTCATGTTTGATGAACATCATGCATACCTTGGTGTAGCAACATTAAGTTGTGCTTATTTTTGGAACAATGATAAATATGAAAATGAAAAACCAAAGTTTGAAAATAAATCAGGATTGGGAGAGGGAATCTCTTAAAGATTTAGTATATTTGCAAGAGACACAACAGTTGCTAGAGCAAACAGTACAAAGGGATTTGAATAGAAAACCAGCAACAATTGTGGTTGTAGATAAAGATAAAATCCTAGAGACAAATGAAGTTAAATATCACACATTACCATTTTGAGCAAATCTATAAAGCAGGGTATACACTAGATATAATATACCTATTGAAGCTTGTAGAAGAAGGTTTTGATGTTACATCTCTTTGCGATGATCCTAAAATTAGTATACTGTGTCAAACAGTTAGAAGGAAAGGCTTACTAACAGAGGAATTTAAAATGACCACTGTTGGTAAAGCCATCCTTGGATTTCTTGATGAAGAAGGAACACCTGACAAAAAACTTGTTAAGAAGAAACCAAATTCTGAAGCATTTGAAAGATGGTGGAAAGCTTATCCAGGCACTGATACCTTTACTCATAAAGGTAAAGATTTCACAGGTACTAGAAGTTTAAGAGCTAAGAAAGATGATTGTAAAACAAAACTAAATAGTATTCTAGCTGAAGGTGAATATACTATCGAGGAAATGATAGCAGCATTAGAATATGAGGTATTACAAAAGAAGGAGAATTCTGTAGCAAATAAGACAAATAAGCTCAGTTTTATGCAGAACACTCTAACTTATTTAAATCAACGAACATTTGAACCATTCATTGAGTTAATCAGAGAAGGTAAGAAAATAGTTGAGAAACCCACAATAAAAGGTATAGACATATGAGTTTCCAAGAATTACGAAAGGCAGTTCAAGACGGTATGGATGGTAGGAATAATGGTATTCCCATGGGATTCGATCGCTTGAACAGATATATAGGCATTAGAAAGTCTATGTATACACTGATAGGTGGACTTACTGGTTCTGGTAAGACATCATTTGTGGATGATGCTTATGTCTTAAATCCATTTGATTGGTATATATCTAAATACAATAAGACTAATTTCAAGCTTAAAATCATTTATCGTTCTATGGAGAGAAGTAGAACGTACAAGTTATCCAAATGGGTGAGCAGAAAGATCTTTTTAGATCACGGTATAATTATCCCTGTCAATAAACTATTAGGTTGGACTGAGAAGATGACTAAAGACGAACATGATCTGTTTCTTATGTATGAAGATTATATGGGTGAAATGAGTGAAATCATGACTATTATCGATGGTCCAGAAAATCCAGTAGGTATAGCTAAAGAGTTAAAGACACATGCTTTGAACAATGGTAAAATAGAACAGTTAGATGAGTATAACAAAATCTATGTACCAAATAATGATAATGAAATAACTATTGTTATTATTGATCATATAGGCTTGTTAAAAACTACAACAGCTCAGCCCACAAAGAAAGATGCTATTGATAAAATGAGTGATGAGCTCAGGTATGCAAGAGACTTCTATGGGTACACACCAGTTGTAGTTAGTCAGTTCAATCGTGACATATCTAATCCTATTAGGATTAAGAATGGTGATGTAGAACCA